CACCTGCCCGCGTGGTGCGCCCTGTTCCCAGTAATACTCGACAAACGGAAACGCCTTCGGCACCACTCCGTCGAGGTTCGGCTTGATGACATGCCAGACCTTTTGATCCAGCATAAGGTTTGCGCCGCCACTCCGATACGAGGCTTGAACTCCGTCACTGCAATTCTCAATACCCCATTGCTCGACCAGCTGAAGAACCGTCCGCTGAATCAGGCGGGCGAAAATGTTGACCATCTGGCGGGACGATTGGCCGAGGTAATACTCACCAGCGGCGCAATTATAGCACCTGATGACGGACTGATTGTCCTCGTAAATGAGGTTTGCGCCGGTGCCAAACAGACACAAATCGATGTAAAGAGTTGCCATCGAATTGTAAAAGTTGGAGGTAGCCATGATGAGGGCCATCCGGCGTTCGACCTCGTCGAGCCACGCCCGCGCTTCCCAGTTAAGATCGTCGCCAAACCCCGCCAAACGGAGCTTAAACCATGGCCTCGATGGCGAAGTAATTCCATTCATCATCCCGCTCGCGAGCACTTTCAGCGCCGCCGTCGCAGTTCCGTCAGCTATGTTCGGATTACGAATAAAACGCTTCCGGCGAGTCTGCACGTCGAGCAGCCACACATAGCGCGTCGGCAAGATGTAGTCAGCAAGCTCCTGCCAGATTGGGCGGAAATCCTCGCGCTCACGTTCCATTCCGCCAACAACAGCGGCGCATTTTGTGTGGAGTTCAACGTCGATCTGCATCACGATCCCCCAATCAGGCTCGCTTTTTTGGTGCTTGCCTTCCGTTTCAGGCCAATCGGCCCAGTCGAAATGAAACTACTGTAGCCACCAATTTGGTCGCGCTCTGCGGCGGCGAGAACGGACGAGTCCGCCTTCGTCGGCGTTGTTGGAGGGGGCGGTGGCGCTTTGGGCTTATCGGGCATGAGAAAAGACATAATCCATTCGCTCCTTATCAAAAGGGTTGTAGTCAGGTGAAACCATCGGCTTCTGTTCATCCATCACCCCGCGGGGCAACGGAATGTAGACTGGAAACGCAAAGGTGCAAGCGAGGGCGTCGGCGATGTTCGGCGAGGGAACTTGTCGGCGGCGCATCTCCTTCTTCGACTCCAGAATAATCTCTTCTTTCTTGTCTGTCAAGCCATAAGTCGGCCCGGTCAATTCGTCAACGAGCGTCAACGGGCGGCCCTCTGCCGCCGTCACATTGCCCCGCACGTTCTCAGGGATCGATCCAGTGCGAAGCCAGTCCCGCATCGCGCCCCAAATCTCAGCCCTTTTATTTGCATATTTCGTCATATCGTCGTTAAAGCCATCGGCGCCAGAGCCGAAATCGACGCCCATCACATGCACATTCAACTGGCGCAGCCGGTCAACAACGCCGCCGCCGACGCCGCCCTCATCCACCATCGCTACTTTCGCGCCGAGGTTTCTGTAGGTGAGCGCAACACGAGCCGCGAGCATCATCGTATCCATTCCATAGAATAGCTCGATTTGGAATTTCTTCGCATCGCGGCCCTGCCTCGGATAGATAACGGAGGGATCGTCGCCAAACCGGCCCACGTCCACGCCGAGGATGATTGGGGCGTAGCCCTGCGGCTCGATCTCCCGATTGACTGCCTCCGTTGCGAGATTGAAATCGATAAACGAAACTGCGTCGATGCGCGGAAAGACGCCCCGGACGCGGACGCGCACAAAGTCGGAGTCCTCGCCGTAGTCCTCGATCCACTCGGCGATTAGGGATTTGTTGGTGCCGGGAACGCTGCGGGAGTCTATCGTCGCGCAGTCCCAACGGTGGGCGAAGCGCCCACCCGGGAAGCACTCACGAAATCTGCCCTTGTTTCGAGTTGGATTGCCAAACACAATCCAGATGATTTGCGTCGCGAGATCAGTAAGCGCGCCCTCAATGACTTCCCAAATAATATCGTTGATACCCGAGGCCTCGTCGAAGATCACCACGAGGCGCTTTCCCGCGTTGTGTAGACCCTGAAAGGCTTCCGTGTTCTTCTCCGACCACGGAACGCAGTCGAAGCGCCACGTCCGACTGTGTTCGGGATCAACGCTAAACAGCGCCGTTGCTGTCATCGCAAACAACTCTTTTCCGATAAACAGCCGATACCACTTGCCAAGCTCAACCCACGTTTTCGTGCGCAGCTGAAGCTCAGTATTCGCCGTTACAACCCCTCTCGTGTCCTCGAACGTGGCCATGCTCCATAGGATGATCCACGAAACAAGGGCCGACTTGCCGATGCCATGGCCGGAGGTCCGGGCGATCCGGATGGCCTCATCAATCGTAATCAGCCCGATGCCCAAATCCGTTAGGACTTTGGCTTGCCAGTCGTGTGGCCCAACTGCATTCTCAAGCTCCCCCGGCTCGCCCCAAGGGAATGAGAACAGGACGAACCCAAGGGGATCGCTCGAGAAAGTGGCCAGTTCTTCAATCAGCTCCATCAGTATTTCTTCCGCTTCGATTTGCGAGCCACATTCATCGCAATCGCAATGGCCTGTTTGTGTGGCTTGCCCGCGTGCATCTCCTTGCGGATATTGTGCGCAATCGCAGCCTTACTTGAACCTTTTTTTAAGGGCATCTCTTTACTCCGTCATCAGCGTTGGTTCGCCCGCAGTCCCATCCCACAGTGGCCACGGATTTACAGTCACTGGCGCAACGCAAGCGGCAACAACCGCTGCGTCAGTTGGAACTTCACTGCCCTCCCACATATCGAGGACGAGGTACTTATTGCCGTTATATCCGTTCGCCCCTGCGTGGTCGAAGCCCACGGAGATCGTGGCCGCCCCTGATGATTGGCCAAGTGCTGAAGCCACGGCGGCGCCATTCAGGGAAGTTCGTGCGCCGCCGGGCTGCACTTTCAGCACGACAACGTTACGGGAGGAAGCTGTAACGTCGCCGACTGTGAAGTCGTACTTCGTCACTCCGGCGACGATTGACCGGCACTTCAGTGTGCCAGCTGCATCGCTAAAGTAGAGGTCGATCCTATTGTTCGCGTCCGTATAGCTCGTGAACAGAACAACGTTCGCCGCCGGATCGGCAGGGGCATCCCAACTGAGGACGGCAGCGAAGTTCGTGGGCTGAATGCCCTGCGCCTTCCACCACGCCCAGGGGTGTGTGTTGGTGCCGGCTGCCCCGTTGATGACCGTGCCAAGTCCGTTGACATCGACGGTCACTCCCGACTGCGTTAGCACGAGGTGTTTGTACCACATGAAGTTCAATCGGCCTCGGTTCTTAACCGTCCGCCCGCCCGGCGTTTTCCAATCAGATGAGGCCATCAACCGGCGCATCGCCTCATAACTTGTTGAGGGAACGTAGCTGTACGTCCACAGGCTGATAGGATTGCCACCCGATCCACCAGTCGGGGTCCACCACTTTATAAGTCGCCCGAGGCTTTGACGGAGGTAAGTTCCGATGAAAGACTCCACAACCCACGTTCCGTAGCGCCAGAATTTCTCGTTCGACACACTCCAGCCGAATTTCCACTGCGTATTTTGCGACGCGAGGAGTGATGTGACGTAATGGGCGCGAAACTGCGGTGGGCAGTTCGTCGGTTCATTCACCCGCGAGTTGCTCGGAGTATTCGCAAGTGTCCCCGCTGTCGTAACGTCGAAGCCCCTTGGCGCGCTATCGCGGCGAAGGCGAACAGTGTTGCTCGACGCAACTGCGGTGTAAAGGTGAGTGCCAGTTCCCCCGTTGATGTTTGCGGCGAGGTCTATTGCGGTTTGCGTCGTGCTTGTGTTGAATGCTACGGCTCCGCTCAGCAACTCGTCTCCCGTCACCGTTTGCAAGGTTGGAAAGCAGGCTTTCACGCTCGTGATCGAACCCGATCCACCAGTAATCGTCACAATTCCAGCAACTTGATTGGTTATTAGATGCTCGCCCCGATGGTTGATCTCGCTCAGGTACGGCTCAATCCCCATATACGTCATTCGATTGAGGATATAGGCGATTGCAGTAAGGTCGTGCTGGTTTTTCGGCTCGTCGTGGAATTGGCAGCCCATTGCCTTCGGTGGAACCCACACCGCTCCCGCGTCGAGTGTCGCGTCGAATACCAACGGCGTCTGTGCTGCTGTGCACAGCTTCCACAGGTAGTATTCGACCGCGATCTGCTTCTGGCCCTGCTGGTGGCCAAGCCACACCGTCTTATTTGCAGTGTTGCCATTCACATCAGGCGTCGAGACCTGCAACGTGTTCGTCGTGTAGCGGCGGCCCTCCCAGCCGAAGTCGTTCGGCCCAACCCTGTGTCCAGGAAAGTATTTGAAAAAGGTCTGGAGCGTGTACTGGATAAGGGCCTCGATGCGGACGATGTTATTCGCCCCAATGCTTGTGCAGAAGGTGGCCATTCGATGCCAGCACGACTCCTCATTCGTGTAGACTGGGAACGTCCGGTTCCACCCACGCAGCCCCGGCTCCTTCACCGCACTCGTTGCGGTGATGTCCTCATCGAAAGGCTCATTGATGCCATCAATGATTACGAGGGGACGGCCAAGCGCCTCATAGTGAGCCTTGAGGGCTTGGCACTCGCGATGCAAAAGGGTGGCGATGAAGGTTTTGATCTTGGCCTCGTTCTCGAGGTTCCATGCCGAATGCAGAACCCAGTACGCCCCGCCTTTGTGCCACCATCCACCGAAATGGAGGGCGTGACCTTTGATTGCGGGATTAGCTGCGTAGAGGTTATCGACAACAGCATCGGAGACTGACCACACCCCTGCCGTGATCGGCACGTCGAAATGAGGGCAAGTTGCCACGGCGGCGAATACGCCACCAGAACGGAGCCACCATTCGCCTCGCGTTTTAGTCGCCCCGCCACCAGAACCATCAAAGTTGAAGGCTCCGGTTTCGCCAATCATCATCCAGTCGCCATCGGCGTAAGTGAGCGTTCCCCCGCCCACTACGGTTGAAGCTGAGACGCCAAGAGTGACGTTGCCGTTTGTGGCGTCAAAGGTGCCACGGAACTGACGATTGATGCCGCCGCCTGAGGTGTTGGCAGGCCACACGATCCCGTTTTTGTCGGCGTTCTCAGTCGCCGAAACAGTCAACAAATTTCCGGCCTCAACGGCCAGCGGATTAACCCCAGCCCACGCATCACCGGCTGAGATGCCGGGGAAGGCGTAGGCTATGGCGGGCCAGAACTGATCGTCAGGATTTGCGATCAAGGGCGAGCCCGACCCTCCAGTCGGGCTTGACGGAAAGCCCCTCCCCGCCCCACGCCCAACTGTGTTTGTTTGAGTAAGGTCCATGGCGATCACACAATCAAAGTTTTGGAAACAGTGGCTTCGGCCTGTTCGGCCCGCACCCACAGGTTCTCAGTCAGGTCGATCCGAAGGTAATCGCGAAGGCCGAGGATAGGGCCAACTACCGAACCGGCTGGCTGCGCGGCGGAAAGCGCCCACATCACCGGCCACCCAGTTGTGCACTGGAGCATTATCTTGTCGCCAGAGGTTCCGATCTGGACCCACGTCGAGGTCAATACCTGTGCGGTTGAGGTTGCCATTTCAAGTTCCTTTCAATTCCATGCTGCTGCCACACCTGCGCTGTCATCAGTCCCGGTAAGATCGCACGTTATGCTCAGTGGAGTGGCGGACGAGGTTGGGGCGAGGTCAGCGGTTGAATAGGTGCCCTCCGCGTGGTTGGTATCGATGGCCTCGGTCAAGCCAGTCCATGTTGTCGTGGCGGCCGCGCTCCCCGAGCCACAAATAGCAAGAGCAATGCCGGGCGAGGTCGTATTGATATCAAGGGTTTGCGCGGCGGACGCCGTTTCAAAATCGTTGTTCGTCGCGTCGGCTGTAAGCGAGGTCAAATCGTAGACGGCATAAACGCAAATGGTCAAACTCGTAATTGCCTCATTTGGGTCTACTACTATATCGCCGGTTGTGCCACTGGTGTCACTGATAATAAAGATGGCGGCGTTAACGAGTTCACCCGCTTGCGTGCTCTCCACAACTTGAGTTGCTGAAACAGCATCAAGAGT